AGCAGCGCTTCGGCCACACCGTGCCTGCGGAGTTGCTAGGTGAGATCGACTACACCACTAAGCCGGATGCGCAAGATGCGAGCAAGGCCAAGCTGGCTCCGAAGAATCAAACGGAGCCAACAGCGGACGTCTACGAAATCTGGGACAAGGAACGTCGCCTCGTATTTTGGGTGACGGAAAACATCGAGGTTCCACTCGATGTGCAGCAAGACACGATGGAGTTCGACGGCTTCTTTCCAACTCCGTTGCCACCGCTTGGCCGCTTCGATACGGCCAACACGATCCCTGTCACTGACTACCAGCTTGTGCGCGGCAAGTACGATGAGTTGGACGAGTTAAACCAGCGATGCACGCAACTGAGCAAGGCACTGGCTGTTCGCTTTGCTTACGATGCTTCGTGTTCTGAGCTGCGTGAGCTGTACACGACAGTTGGTGAGAACCAGGGCATCGCAGTGAAGAACTGGTCACAGTTCAGCGAGAAGGGCGGCTTACAAGGTGCCATCCAATTCGCGCCACTCGACCAGGTTGCGAACGCCTTCAACATCGCATCAGCACAGCTTGATCGAATCAGGGCACAGATTTTCGAGGTGGAAGGTATCAGCGACATCATGCGCGGGCAAGCCATGCCATACGAGACCGCAACCGCTACAACAGCGAAAAGCCAGCAAGCGTTTGGCCGCTTCGCATCGCGTCAACAAGACGTGGCTGAATACGTGGAAGCGCTGCTTCGCTTGAAGGCGCATGTGATCTGCAAGTTCTATCAGCCTGACCTGATCGCTAAGCGCGCCATGCCTTTGAATGCGGCAGATCAACAGTTCATTGGTCCTGCGCTGCAACTCTTGAAAGACGAACAGATGTCGCAGTTCCGTCTGAGCGTAAGCGTCGATAGCCTGCAACTACCGAACTGGAACACTGAGAAAGCAGAGCGCAGCGAAGCCATCCAAGTGATCACGAAGATGCTTGGCATGATCCTGCCAGCTGTGCAGCAGACGCCGCAGATCGCACCATTGGGCCTTGAGTTGGTCAAGTGGGGCGTTAGCGGTTTCAAGGGCGCGCAGTCCATTGAAGGTGTCATCGACAACGGCCTACAACAGCTCGCGCAGGCAGCGCAGCAAGGGCAGGGCGCACAGAAGCCGCCATCGCCCGACCAGCTTAAAGCGCAGGCAGCACAGCAAAAAGCGCAGCTCGACTATCAGGCAGTGCAGACGCAAGAGAACACGAAGCTGCAAATCGCGCAGATGCAGGCCCAGCTTAAACAGCAGCAGCTTGCTATGGTCCAGATGCAAAGTGAACGTGATGCCGCGATCCGTGAACGCGAGCTGATCATGCGTCAAGGAGAGTTAGCCGCGCAAGTCGCACACCAGCAGGCCACACAAGTTCACAGCGCTGCTATCGACCTAATGGGCCAACGTCCAAGCGGGGGCCAATGATGCCAACCTATGTAGCGCATTGCCCTACCTGCGGACACCAGCAGGATTACATACGCAGCATCGCAAACCGTAACGATACGCCTGTCTGCTGCGATGCTCCGATGACCAAAGGCCTGACCGCACCAGCCATCAGTGCAATGGCCTTCACTGGTCACAAGGGCTTCCACATGCCAGATGGGAAGCACGGCGGCAAGGGGACTTGGATTGAGTCCGGTCAGGACTATAAAAAGTACCTGAAAGAGAACAACAAGGTTCCAAGCAGTGAAGCAGCAGCGGAAGCACGCATTCAGAAAAGCCATGCGGAAGCTGCTGACAAGAAGAAGCGACGCGAGGCCGTAGTCAAGGCCGTTGAGAAGCTAAGTAGATGAATTAACCCTGCCCACAAAGCGTGGGCGATAACAATAAGAGGACACCATGGATGACTTCAACAACAGCGACGAGCTGCTGAACGAAACCACAGCCAATGTCACGGAACCAGTGGAACACGAAGCACCGACTGAAGCCGTTGAAACATCGGAACCCAAGACCCTGCGTGATGCCGTTCTCAAGGCATTCGAAAAGACCGCAGGCGACAAGGTAAAAGCGCCTGCCTTGCCACAAGCTGTCGAGCCAGTACAGGCCGAACCTGCAAAAGAGATTGACCCTATCACTGGTCGTGAGATTGAACCGATCCGCGCACCGTCAAGCATGACGCCGCTGCTTCGTGAGAAGTGGGGTAATGTCCCACGTGAGATGCAGAAGTTCTGGGTCGATCGCGAGCGCGACATGCAAGTGCGACTGCAAGAGACAGCCGATGAACGCAAGCTCGCGAAGCAGTTTAACGAAGTCGCGGCACCTTACGAGGCCATGTTCCGACAGCACAATACCAATGCCGTCGCCCACGCTAAGGAACTGTTCAACTTGGATTACCAACTTCGTTCGGGTACGCCGGCGCAGAAGGCGCAGATCATTCATAGCATGATCATGCATTTCCAACCAGATGTGCAAACCTTGTCGCAACTGGCCGCTGGTCAGCCGATGCAGCAAGCGCAAGCCCCGCAATCTCCAAATGTCCAAGAACTGGTGCGTCAGGAACTCGAAGCACGCGAAGCGCAACGACAAGAAGCTGAGATTCAGCGCGAGTTGCAGGCGTTCGCAGCCGATCCGAAGAACGAGTTTTTGGAAGACTTGCGCCCAACGATGCAGAAGGCTATCGAAGCAGGCTTCGTAAGCGGCAACAGCATTACTGAACTGTTCCGCAATGCGTACGACTTCGCGGCCAAGCAGCATCCAGAAGTGTCGCGTGTTCTAGCTGAGAGAGCAGCCGCAGTATCGCAGGTCCAAGCAGCTACGCAAACCGCTAAGCCAGTCCAGAGCGTGAAGCCTTCGCTTGCAAGCGGTGGCCGCGGTGGTCAAACACAGCCACGCCCTAAGTCGTTGCGTGAAGCAGCAGAGATGGCCTGGAACAAACACTCAGGTAGTTAACGCGTGAGGTTGGAAGCCGACCATTTTGGCTTCCTGCCTCATCCGATGCTCAGAAAGGTATGTCATCCTCACAGATGACGGCAAGCCGGTTAATGCGGGTGTCCATCTGCTCAAGTACCTTACTCAGTTGCTTGCTGTAACTAGGGAAGCTCTTAGAAGACTTGAGCTTAGGAACCATCAAATTGGCAACCGTCTTGAGGTGATCACGCAGCCTTCTAAGTTGGTCCAACATAGCCTGCTGTTCTGCGTTCTCAGCGATCTTTAACGTATCTCGTGCGTATTCAATGCTCAGCTGAAAGAATACAAGCCAATGATTAGCCGATTCGTCATCGGCAGGTAAAGCTGGGTTTTGATTTATTGAGCGAACAATGCTAAGCGTTTCCTCGACCATGTCTTGCAAACTCCGAAGCGGCGGACTTTGCTCATGCACTTCAGCAGCGAGGATTGTCTGAATTTTTTGATCAAGTTCGTCCCAACAACGGTCGAATGCGCGGGTTAGCTTAACTTCGTCTAATGGTGTGCTTATGTCGGCATTTACCGCCTTCATAAACTTCAGCACTTCATCTCGTGAGTAAGGCGTAGCTTGGAATTGAAGCAGCGGACCAGCTAATTGGGCAGGGTCTACACCAAACAAAAGTGGGCAAACCTTTCCGTTACGGCTGTCTTTTGATACTGCACCGGCTTCAAACAGTAGCCATGGAGCGGTTAAGTTTTCGGCGGTGAGGCAAAAAAGCCCAAACTGACTGCTGTGCAGACTGTCAGCAATGTCGGCAGCCCAACGTTGTCCCTTAGCGACATCGTCTGGGGTGAAGTACGGTTTAACTGACTGGATTACTTCTGGCAACCAGTGCCTGAATGCCTCCCCGATTTGTTTACTCTTTTCACCCGACCATGAAATGAAAATCTGCATCTGGTACAACCTCTTATTGTTCGTTAGACCTTTCCACCCTACATCAAAGTTGAAATTATCGCAAGGCAACTGTTCACTTGGTTGCTAAATAGAAGCAAACACAACCACGACAGGAGAACAGTACAAATGATCGTTTCGCTTTTTTCACTGATTGTGGCGCGAGGTGCCGAAGTGCCAGTTGTCGATCCCAGATTGGCATCACACGTCGGTTTCGCCTCGCGTGTCGATACACCGGACCAAGGACCAGCGACGCAAGCTGATTCGACTACTGACACTAGTGCGCTGGAAGCGCAACCAGCCAGCACGACTACCAGCGATTCGACAGATGCGGTGGCACCCAGCGGGGAAGCGTAAAGACCTCGATTAGAAACGGTCGCTAGCCAATAAGGATAATAAAAAATGGCATTCCCAAACCTTAGTGACCTCGCGGCAACTACCATCGAGTTTCGCTCGAAAGACATCGCCGACAACGTAACTCAACATAACGCCGCGCTTCTGGCAATGAAGAAGTCAGGCGGCATCGCCACCTTCGACGGTGGTACTTTCATCAACGAGAACCTGGCCTTTGCTGAGAACGGCAACGGTGGTTCGTACAGCGGCTACGACGTCCTGCCAACTAACACGGCAGACGTGATTTCGGCTGCACAGTACTCGTTCGCCCAGTATGCAGTTCCCGTGACCTTCTCTGGTCGTGAAACCCTGACCAACAGCGGTAAGGAAGCCCTGATCGATCTGGTTGAAGCCCGCGTCAAGGTCGCGGAATCGACGATGAGCAACCTGCTGAACCGTCACTTCTACCTGGACGGTACCGGCAACAGCGGTAAGAACATCACTGGTCTTGCTGCTGCAATCCCGCTGGCAAACACCACTGGCACTTACGGCGGCATCAACCGCGCTACTAGCACGTTCTGGCGCAACCAGAAATACCAAGCATCGGTCGACGGTGCTGGTGTTGCGGCAACCGGTACTGCACTGATCTCGCAATGGAATCAGTTCATCCTTGGTCTGACTCGCGGTACTGATCGTCCAAAGATCATCCTGGCTTCGCCAGCAGTCTACGCACTGTACGAGTCGGGTCTGCAAACCATGCAGCGCATCTCGGATGCTACGTTGGGCAATGCAGGCTTTCAGACGCTGCAATTCCAAGGCATTCCGGTCGTGTTTGACTCGGCTGCTTCGGGCATCGGTGCACAGACTGCTTACTTCCTGAACACCGACTACATGAAGTGGCGCACCCACAAAGACCGTAACATGGTCGCACTGGATGACAAGTCAGCAGTCAACCAAGACAGCACTGTCAAGACGCTGGTCTGGGCTGGCAACTTGACTATGTCTGGTCCTCAGTTCTGCGGTGTGTACTCGAACACCTAATCTGGTGACTTGATTGATTAAGGGCTCCTGCTTGTAGGAGCCCTTTTGTTTGCGCTGCCTGCTACTTGGTTTTGACCGTACACAATTTTTGGAAGCAGGGCCAGCGCCACAATTCCTGCTCCTCTACCTCACCCATTGGGAGCAAGAAATGGCAAACGACGTGTACCTGCAAATCGAAGGCATCAAGGGCGAGTCCACCGACGACAAGCACAAGGACTGGATCGAGGTGTCACACGTCCTCGCGGGCATTCATCAGCCGAGAGCAGAGGCCGTGTCTACAGCAGGCGGCCATACCAGCGGTAAAGCCGACCTGTCGAACATCACTTTTACGAAGCTGGCCGACATGTCGTCGCCCATCCTCAAGCAGTACTGCGCAATGGGTAAGACGATTCCCAAGGCAAAGTTCGAGTTCATGCGTGCCGATGGGAACGGAAACCCAATCACGTATTACAAGATCGAGCTTGAGAACGTGATGATCTCGGGTGTCTCAATGGACAGCGGCGATGGTGGGACCATGAAGGAAACCGTGCACATGGCATACTCGCGTATTAAGTGGACTTACACTAAGCAGGACATCAAAGGAGGAAGCACCGGCAGCACTTCCGGTGGATGGGATGCTGCTGCAAACAAAGTAGCGGCATAAGCCCGGGAGGTAGCCATGCCGCATCCGGTTGTCTACCCAGGAGACTTGTCAGCATTGTTGGATGAGGCCGACCGTAAGACATTAGCGTTACTTGGTAACGGAGAGTGTGCCCGACTACCGCAGATGCTAACGAACGTCGGTTGGACTGGACGTTGGCAGCGCGGTCCACGAGTCCTTGACTCCCCACACCTTCTGCCTGGCACTGTCATCGCTAATTTCAAGCTAATAGACGGGAAGTGGAAATACCCCAACGAACACGGCTTTCACGCAGGATTATTCATTCGGTTCGCCCATAAGGCGATCATGTCTAACGGCATTCCGTGTGAATTCGTCATGTTTGATCAGTGGACGACTAAGCGCCCGGGTGAACGTGGTATGGGTATCCTTAGCCCTGCATTCAGGAAAGCCAACCCGTTGTTCGCTACACCGTCCAACCGTGCGGACGAATTTTACGTGGTACTCGTGCCATGAGATCTCTTCTATTTGGTTGTTGCTTACTGATCGGTACTACGGCTGAGGCTCAAGTCTTTAAGTGCCCTGATTCGTATCCTAGTGCCGATGCAGTCCTTAGCATGCCGGCTAACTTACAGGGACAGGCGCGCTTGCAACCAAGCAATTTATCAATGGCGTATACGTATGTCGGTGAGCTTTACGGTGACCAGAATTTAGTCGGCCCTGACGTGGCTCATTCAAACGGCCAAATGGACATACAACAAGGCTTCAGACCGGAAGATAAAAAATGGCTGGTGTGCGTGTATGGAGGGAATGAGTGGAGCGGAAGCAAGCAGGGCGTCATTGGCCCGGTCCAACTATGGCAGAAATTGGACTCAAAGATCACGTCCTGCATCTTGAAAGTTCGGAAGCTAAAAACATCAACTGTTCCCCAACCTTGGACAGCAACTGCTGAGTGCAAGTAAGACGCGGCCGTAGCTTCGCCAACATAGGCTCCTTCGGGAGCCTTTTTCTTTTGCTGGGTAAATAGGCGAGCAGGGTAATAGTGCCACTGCATTTTGCCGCCAGTTCGACGAGCCGCGATGACAAGCGCAACTCACTTCGAACACGGCAGGAGACATACATGACTCAGAACATCAACAACGAACTCGACCTGAACGTAGCCATCGCAACTCAAGGCACTGGTAACCGCTTCGCGCACGAAGAAGCTGACGGCGTACGCGATCCGCAAACGGGTCGCTTCATAACACACAAAATCTACGGTGGTGACTTGGGCTTGAACGTCCAGTTCACTACCGAACCAGTCTTCTCGAAGAAGGATACGTACCTTGCTGGCGGTGTGCCGAAGTACGTTGACATGGACTTCATCACCATCACCATCCCAGGCGACAACAGCGTCTCGATTCACACCCCGGTTACAGACTTTCATCAGTTCCGCTTCCCTCGTGAATACGAGGCGTTCAAGCGAGGTAAGGATGCGTCTGTAGTTGGTACGCCGCTGGACATGTGGCCGGCGCTTCAACCCTCACAAGTCGCGGAACTCAAGCATCAGGGTATCCGTACCATCGAACAGCTTGCCAACCTGTCTGACAGCGTTAGCGGCTCGCTGCGCGGTTTCTACGCACTCAAGAACAAAGCACAGCAGTACCTGGATGACGCGAAGGATAAGAAAGCTGCTGCCGTTGTTCGTGCCCAGAAGGACGAACAAGCCGAACGCCACAAAGCAGAGATGAAAGCGATGGAAGATCGCTTCGCCGCAATGCTGGCCGAAGCATTGGCGACCAAGGAAGCGAAGAAGGGTAAGGCCAGCGAATAAATAAATAGGGGCGTACCTACGGAGGCGACACAACAATAATGGCTCAGAAAACACTTCTACAGATCGCGCAAGCGATCACTTCCGAACTCGGATTCCCAACGCCACAAGTCGTTATGTCGTCCACCGACACGAACGTGCTCAAGCTGCTGGCACTGATCCGCGCGACTTGCGACGACCTGCTTCATGAGCACGACTGGCAAGAACTCACGAAGCGCTACACGTTCACGACAACGAGCGGTCAAGACAACTACCCGATGCCGTCTGACGAAGAACGCTTCATCAGCGCGTCGTTCTATGATCAAAACAACCGCTGGCCGATGCTTGGCCCGCTTACCGCCGTGGAGTGGGAACAACTCAAGGTCAGCAACCTGAGCACAAGCCCGTTTGAACGTTACCGCGTCATGGGCGACAAGCTCTACCTATACCCAACTCCGGGTGCAAACACATGCACATTCGTGTACGAGTACATCAGTAACGCCTACTGCACGAGCAGCGCAGGCGTTCCACAGACTGACCTTCAACAGGACAGCGACATCATCGTTTTCGATCACCGTACCGTTGTTTACGGGACCAAGGCGAAATGGTTGGCGTCCGTGAACATGGACACGACCAAGGCTGACGAAGACTACGCACGCGCACTCGAATACGTGAAAGGCACAAACGAGCCAGCACGACGCCAAAACATTACCGGCGCGGGTGCCGGCGTTCCGCTGCTGTCCACGTTTAACATACCGGATACCGGCTTTGGAGGTGCTAACTGATGCCGCGCACTTCTTACAGCCCGCAGCAGCGATCCGCGATCTCAGTCCAAATGCCAGCGCCGTACCAAGGATTGAACACGATCGATCCCTTGCAGGCAATGGACCCAAGCTATGGCTTGAGCATCCAAAATTTTGTAGCAACGAATCAGGGCTTGTCGGTACGTCAGGGCTTTCGCAAGTGGGCGACGGGCTTGCCGGGTTCGGTCACGAGCTTGATCCCATACCATGCCCGCAACAGCGTGCAAAGCAAGTTGTTCGCCGTGTCGAACGGTGGCATCTATGACGTGACCAACGGCGGCGTCGTGGGCGCACCTGTCGTGTCTGGGCTTAACGCTGCGAATGCCTACTGGCAAAGCGTAGTCCAGTCGTACACGAACGCGACTACAGGCACGCTAGTAACCGTCAACGGTGTCGACATGCCACGCTTCTATGACGGGACTTCGTGGGGCACATGCTCCCAGGTCGCGAGCCCGGCAGGCGTCGGCCAGTTCGCGCAGGTCGACAACAACGGCAACCCGGTCAACATCAGTGCCTTCGTAGACGTGCTGTTGCATCAGGAACGTCTGTGGTTTGTCTCGATCAATTCAACTAAAGCCTATTACTGCGACATCGCACAAGTGGGCGGCGCGCTCTACGCATTCGACTTCGGCCCGTTCTTCCCGGCAGGCGGCAAGCTGTTCAAGCTCGCTACCTGGACGATGGACAGCGGCGGCTCAAGTGGTACGCAGGCCATGCTTGTTGCGATGTCCGATAAGGGCGATGTCGCGGTCTACCAAGGCACTAGCCCAAGTTCCGCTTCGACCTGGGGATTGGTCGGCACATACAAGATCGGTTCACCAGTAGGACGCCGCTGCACAACGCAGTACGAAGGTGACTTGCTCGTGTTGACGCAAGACGGTCTGTACCCGATGAGTCGCTATCTGCAAAGCGCACGAGTCGAGACAACGGATTCGTTCACGTACAAGATTGCGCCAACAGTTAGCAACTTGGTTGCCGCATTGGCGAACACTCCTGGCTTTGAAGCTGCCGTGTACCCGGGGGCGAACGTGATGTTGCTGAATGTGCCGCAAAGCCAGCAGACCAACAATTTTCAGTTTTGCTTCCACACGATCACGAAGGGCTGGACGCAGTTCACCGGCTGGCCTGCACAGTGCTTCGGCCTGTTCAACGATGCGTTCTACTTCGGCGGCACAGACTTCGTCGCGCTCGCATTCATCGGCTTTCAGGACGGCGCTGACATCAACGGGAGTGCTGGCAACAGCATCGTTGCCACGGCCATGACTGCATTCTCGTCGTTTAGTGACACGTTCGGACAGGGCGTCGTAAAGCACGTGAAGATGATTCAGCCGTTCATCGTCACTGGCGTTGCAAACCCGAGCATTCAGGTTGGCGTGAATACCGACTTCAATCTGACGCCAATTGTGGGCAGTGCGACCGTGAACCCGGGCGGCGCTGTCTGGGATAGCGCGAAGTGGGATGACCCAAACGCGACATGGGTTGGTAGTCTCACAACGCGTAATCGATGGACAGGAGCGGCTTCGTATCCAGGCACTTACGTGGCGGTCACGTTATCGGTCAGTGCACAGACAGATACGCTGTGGAGTGGCACGAGCTTAATGATGACGCCGGGAGGTCCGTTCGCATGACCAAACGCGTAATCGTTACCGATCAACAGTACGCACCTGTATTCCTTCAATGGATGCGAGAGCGCATAGGCGGCGACATCGGCGAATTCAATGCAGACGAGTGCCGAACCATCGCGCATGTGCTGCTTCACGATGACCAACCGCCAGAGATTCTGGCAGTTGTCGCGTTCAATCGGTGGAGCCCGTTCGCATGTGAAGGGAACATCGCAAGCGACGGAACTAAGCGCTGGTTCAGCCGCGACTTTGCATTCACGGTCTACGACTTCGTGTTTCGTCATGCAGGTAAGACCCGCTTCAACTTCACGGTATCGACGGACAACAAGGAAGCTATCGCCATGCATGAGAGCTTGGGGCACGAATACGTGGCCCGGCTTGCTGATGCATTTGGCGAGGACAACGACGCGTTCATTTACGGACTGACGCGCAAGCAGTGGCAAGCCGGTAAATGGGCGAAGCCATCCAAACAACAGGAGAAATAGGGATGGGATTCGGAACTTCATCACCACCAACGACACCAGCAACGCCAGCCGTCCCAGCATCGACGGCACCAAGCGGGCAAGCACAGGGTCAAGGTTTAACGCCACAGCAGATTCAAGCGATCACGATGGTATTGAGTAATGTCGGCAAAAGCCCGTCGATTGTGGGCGGAATGCAATCGACATCGCCACAGGCCGTGCAAACGCAGACACTGCAAGGCGGTACGTACTTCAACCCGAATCGGCAGTGACCGACTAACGCAACTCGTTGAACGAGAGAAAGGAGCCATAGCGCTCATAAGTAGACGAAACATTTTTGAGGAAGGACGCGCAGATGTCCAAAGGATCAGCACCACCAGCACCCGACTACACAGGTGCCGCGCAGGCGACAGCACAAGGTAACCTGCAAAACCTAAATCAGCAGACTTGGGCAAATAGGCCAGACCAGTACACGCCTTGGGGGTCGTCTACGTGGACGAACAGCACTGACACGACGGCATACAACGATGCGGTCCAGAACTGGATAGCCA